TCTTCCTCTTGTTGCTTTTAATTCATCTAAAAATGATAATGGTTCATTTCTTCTTTCTCCTTTATCTAATATTGTCGCTTTCTTAATTACTAATTTTTTCTTTTCTTCTGGTGCTGGTGCTGGTGCTGGTGCTGGTGCTGGTGCTGGTGCTGGTGCTGGTGCGTCATCATCATCATCATCATCATCATCATCATCACTTGAAGGGGGGCTTGGTGGGGGACTTGGTCGTCTTATTGGTGGTCTTCCTCTTGGTGGTGGGACTGGTATTGCTTTTCTTTCATTTTTTATTTCTTCAATACTTTTTCTTAATGTATAACTTATTGGCTGTAAAATTAAATCTTTTAAATTTTCTAATAATTTTGTTATTCCTTCTATATCTGTATAATTATTTATATTTGCTATATCTAAAAGTTTATCAACATTATCAACTAAATCACTGAATTTATTATCAATAATAGCATTGTCTCTCATTGTTATATTATTTTCTTTTGAAAAATTTAATATGTATAAAACTAATTGATTATAATTTTTAAGAACATTACCAGAATTTAAATTAAATTTTATATCATTCATATATTTATTTTTTTGTGATGGTGTCATTGCTGTGCCCGATAAATCCCTATATATTTGAACCCCTTTTTGTATTTCATTTTGAATACTACTTTCTAACTGATTAAAATAATCTTCTATTTTAAATGATACAATACTATTAAAACGTGTAGGGCGTTGTTCTTCTTCTGTGTATATTTTAGCATTTTTTTGTTTATTATAAAAATCTTGTTTCATTACATTAAGATAATTACGTTGATTTTCTAATTCTCTAAATTGTTTATAATACATTTCATTTTTATTACTTGGGTCTTTACGTGTCATTAAAAATTTATTTTGTTTAGTATCTTGTTGAATATCTAATTTTTGGGCTCTTTGTTGAGAATTAAAAAAATCTCTACTATAAGCATCTTGACGTAAAGCATTCTGTTTTTCTTCTTCAAAATTACGTCTTGCTTCACGCATTAAATTTTCATTTCTTATTGCTCTTGAATTTTCATAATCGTCCATATATTCATCATCTCCCATTTTAAGTTTTTTATAAAACTTAACTAAAACAATTAATATTATTTATTAATTTATTATTATTATTATATATATTAAATATTAAAAATATTAAAAATATTAAAATATTAAAAAATAAAAGTTCATAGATTTTATATTATTGTTAAGTTTTTATTTAAATCTATGAACTAAAATAATAATCTAAAATATATTTTAAATTATCTTTTATATTAGGTGTTCGCCATAATAAATTCCACGCCCAAAATCCTTTTGTATTCACTCCTTTAATAGTCCAGTCTTCACGTGGTTCGTGTCTTTTTTTATAATTAATTTGTCTAATTTTATCTTTATGAATTGTGTAATCTTCATATTTATTATTTCCAAATTTAATATTATTTAATTTATTTGTTTTTGTATTTAATAAAACAACTTTATATTTATAATTATTTTTATCATTATTTAATTTAATTAAATCTACAAATTCAAACATTTTATTATTTATTATTTATTATATATATTTATTCTTTTTTATATAAATTATTTTGTTTAATATGTTTTAATGTATCCTTTAAACTTTTTCCAGTTTCTTTACGTGTTTTATTAACAAATTCAATCCATTTATTAGGTTTCTTCGCTCCTCCTTCTTTTGTCATTCTTTCAGCCTTTCCTTTACCACTCATTATTCTTTTCATATCATCATACACCGAACCACCTTCTAAATCTAAATTAATACTTTTCATACCACCTTTTTTTGTCATTCTTTCAGCCCTTCCTTTACCTTTCATCTCTTTTTCTTCCATATCCATAATATCATCTATTTTAATTGCCTTTTTTCCTTTACCTTTTTTATGTTCCTTATCCATCATACAATGGCATTCATCAACTTTACCAGAACCCATAACCCTACCACCTAATGGTTTATCGCTTTCCATATCTTTCCTTATTAATGTATCAATTGAAGATTTACCATTTCCCATAAAACGAACATTTGCTTTTGTTTTATTTAAACGTTTATTTAATTCATTCTTTTCGTGTGCTATTTGTTTCATCATCATATTATTATTATAATCTAAAATACGTTTATCTTCTGTTGGATTTCTTAAAGCATAATAATTTTTAGAATAACTCATTTTAATAATTAGTTAATTGTAATTACATATATTATTATTAATAAATATTTAAAAAATAAAAAAAAAATAATTAAAAAGTTTTATGTAATATTTTTATAAAAATTTAGTATTCATCTTCCATATCTTTAATACGGCGAGAAATACCCTTTTTACCGCCAGCCTTTCCGTAGCCTTTGCTTTCTGCGAGTTTATTAATAGCAGAACCCGCCCAAGTTGGCATTTCAGCGGTTAAAGCCTTACGAGCAAGAGGGATTACATCTTTAATATGTTCTTTACCGTAATCAACAACCTTTTTTCCAACGCTTTTAACATCGTCCCATCTATCACTCCACCAACCAGAACCCATCATACGCATAGTTTGAGAATATCCAATGCTTTCACCTTGTGATGCTTGGAGCACGTCTGTGCGAGATAACAAACCCACCGCTGTATTGCTGATACCGCGCTCAATTGAGATATAACCAGATTGAGGGAGAAGAACTAATAATTCGACTTCTTGTTGAACGGCACTGTTATTTTCATATTCAACCGAAAAATTGAGATTGTATTGACCGATTGAGCCAGATGCTTCATAGTCTTGAAGGTTAATATCTTTACCGAATTGAAGGGCGAGGACTGAACCTTTAAGAAATAAATCACTATTAACACCAGCAACCATATTAGTAGTTTTACCCCGCCATTGAAGCCAGTTAGAATTAACACCATTAGAAACAGAGGCTTTAAACAATTGTTCTTGCGTCATACTGCTACATATACCCGTTTGATTGCCGAATGTAATATTTATCTTCTTAATAGCCATAAAAGTATCACTATCAACGTAAGATTGAGAAGACATTTTTTTACGAACAACACAGATAAGTTTATCGGGTATTGAAGATAATGAAATATTAGGAGATTGAATAGTTCCAGAAGCAGTGGCACCAATTAAACCATCATCTTTTGTATAGCGATTAAGATTTACATAAGGTAGAATATTGCGTTGGGGCAGAAAATCACTACTTTGAGGGGTGATTAACATTAATTGAATTTCATATTTTCCTTCATTGGGGATAGTTTTTAAACTAAAATCGGGTATAGCATTTTTAAGACGAAACATTCTTTTACAAGTAGCATCTAAATTCATAGTAAGGTTAAGAGCACTTAAACCATACATAGCACTCGTAGCCGAATAACGCCCAGCACTATAAGCGAAGGGAGAAATAAAAAGAGGTTCAGCGAATTCAACTTCAAAAACAACGGTTAAAGTAGTATTACCGTCGGGGGAGGCAACATTATCACCGATTATAGTAATAGGGTGAGAACCACGGGGGATTTCATCACCTAAATAATTACCCGCTTTATATCCACTTAAAACATCGTTAAAGGCTTTATCAGCATCAGCATAATTTTTGAACTGGTCGGGCATAGTAGGGGTCATAGTTGAATAGTATTTCATATCGTCCATAGACATAAAATTAAGCATAGTCGCAAGACTATCACGCGTTTGTTCGCTGACTGTATTATTGTTTAAAACACATTGAACGGTTTCAACTTGTTGATTAAGAGGGAAGGCACCAAAGGCACAATCATCACCATATTCAATAAGACGCTTACCATTAGCGGGCTTACCCGTAGCAGTAAAACGAATTTTTTGTTTCCAGATGATTTCACGAGATACGAGAGTATTTTCACTTGGGAGAACAATGTTATAGGTTTGTTGGCTTTCGCTTTTAGAATTGGCGTTGAAAGTTTGAGCCGATACATTCATACCACCTTTAATAACACTAAAAGGGATATTATCAGTAATAGAATGAATACGGTTGTCTTTCACTAAAACGGGAGTAAAATCAGCACTCATTTTGAAAGTAATTATATATTAGTATTAAATAAAAAGAATATTTATATTTATATTTATATTTATATTATATTATTATTTTATTTTATTTTTTTTAAAATAATCTTATAAATAAAAAATTTAAAAATTAAATTAAATTAAAATAGTTCATAGATTTCTATTTTTTTAAAGAAATTATTTAAATCTATGAACTATTTTTTATAATTTTTTCAATGTTTGAAATGTTTTTTTTCTAAATAATAGTTGAATTTCAGCACTATTTTGACTTTCTAAAACCATAGGGTGTTTTTTACCATAAATATCAATCCAATCACACAAAATATCAACGTGATTAATAGGATTACTACCAAATAAATCATTTAATTTATATTCACTTGAAGGTGTATAATATACAGAAGGTTTATAAGCATAACCGTTTTCATTATATACACTAAAATCATTTATAATTGGACTAAAATCATTATTTTCGCCATTATTATTACCGTATAGAGCTGTTCCACCAGTTATAAGCGGTTTTGCTTCTTGTGTTGGTTGAATGGGTAATCTTGATGTTGAAAAAGCAATAGAAGAAATAGGATTTAAAATACTTATACTTGCGTAATCTTGTGTTGCTATAAATTCGTATTCATCTTTTGTTAAACTTTGAGTTAAACCAGTTCCAATACCAACATTATCATAAGTAGGATTTAATTTAAAAGCAACATTTGTAATTAAATATTCATCGGGATATTCAGCATTATAAGTAAAACCAAAACCAGATAATGCTGAATATAATGAATGATTAAGCGTAAATTGAGGGAGAAATTGGTTATTTCCTCCTAAATTTGTATTTGTAAATACAGATAGTTTTAGGCTTATTAATCCAGTTGAACCATCAAATGTAAATTTAGGAGGTAATCCGCTAAATCCAGAAATACTATTTTCTAAATCATCGGTTAAATTTGAACTTGCTGTATTTAAGAATTCTATAAATTGTTGTATATTATAAAGATAGTAATAAGAATTAAATTTTAAATCATCATTAAAATCGCTTGCTTTTGGGACTGTTAAAGGATTTATAATAGAAGGGTCAAAAATTAAATTTCTTGTTTTAATTTGTGTTCTTGTAGCCCAATTATCACCGCTTAAACTCATTTTATAAACTAATTGATTTACATTTTTTGTAGGATTAGTTATTAAACTTGTATCGGGTCTCATCATTAAAACGGGTAAATTAGTGCTTTCTAAACTGAACCTAACTATTGATACATAATAATCACTTGCTTTTTCAACTAACGCTGTGCCTCTATTTTCATTAAAATAAATTGGTATGTTTGTATC